AAAATGCCATATATCGATATTAATCCACTATATTAGTACCCATAACCTTTATAGCTTATATGAGACCTTAAAAAACACTAATAACTAATTTCAGGATAAAATAAATCATCAATTTCTTTCCAAGATAAAGCAATTGGTTGTATTTTCCGCTTAATTAATGCTTGGTTTACTTGTTGCTTAAACTTATTGTAAACGACGCTTCCATGACCATGCGCTTGATACAGAGCGGCTCGACAATTCTCCCTAGTAGCCAGCTTCAAGTCAGCACATTCCCATATCCATTGTGTAGTATCATTGATAGAACTCCAAGCCAGCGCAGATTGCCACAAATGCGGATACACTTCGTGGGGATGAAACCCATGTTTTAAAAACGTACTATTTAACAACGTCGTATAAGCCTCAACTTCGTCTCCTTTATTTGCATCAGTGGCTACTATTCCATATTGTGCCAAAAATTGACTTATTGTTAATGCGTTAAAAACATCCTTATATTTATCTGTTACTGACATTATTAAATCATCACCATAGCAAAACAATTCTACATTTTGTTTAAAGGATTCCCAAGTTTGCCCTCGTTCTTTACTTCCTACTAACGTCTCCCAAGCTACGAATATATATAAAATATTAACCAAAGTATTTATCACTACAGTAATGGGCGCGCCACTAGGTGATCCACACTTTTGTTGGTACAGCGTATTAGACACTAAGTGAACCGAATTTAAACACTCATGTAATAAAGTATACGCCTCTATCTCGTTTACGCCCTCAACATGCTCCATAGTCCACCGCACCATTAATTCCATAGCAGCTTTCGCTATTTGAGCATTAAAACCCGGACCAAAATTTGAATAATCAATGGTGCAAATGTTATTCCCTTTCGCTAGCAACTTAGAAGCTAAAAGCGTCCACTCTGTACTCTGAACATTAATTCCCACTGCATGCATTAGCTTAAAACGCTGTTCCATAAATGCAGCAACAAAGTGCATATAATATTGCCTCATTGATACAATATAATCGATAGGAGGGTTACAAAACACTCGGGTTCCACCATACTTTCGTACTTTTTCTGGTAATTTCCTTTCATCCTTAAGTGTATCAATAAAAGGCGTAATAGGCTGCACCCCTTGCTTTCTCAACTCAGATTTTCGCTTCATCTCCTCCAAAACACCAGGATCTATAGTGGCACCAATCGGTTGCTCGTTCTCATTGCGCTCAAATACTATATAATCTTCTTTACGCTTCTTTTCTGTTGCCACATAAGGAAAACCCGCGCTGGTGTTGAGAATCATAGGATCATAGTACTGTATATCTGGAAAACCACTAGCAGCCTCCTCGGGCGTTAATAACTTAGGTTTTACTACCAGGGGTTTCATTTTCGATAGCCATCCATCCCAAAGAGCTTCCTTAGCACTTTCTACTCTAGTAGTACCAAAATCCACAGTAAGCCTTCCATGTTTCTTACACCCCGCTACTAGAGGAGTATCATCATGTTGGTATCTGGGATCCGTTTTATCCAATATACACGGTTCTGACACTGGGTGAAGGTCACCAACATTCTGAATAAGACTTGGCCTTATCTTCGTTTTCCTGGGGAGGTAAGGAGTTTGCTCCTTTGTCACCGCCCCAATATAAGACACATTAGTTTCAGGTAAAATTATTTTTGCTTCTTCTAAACTGGGTCCTTCCCAATCTTCTAACTGCACTACAGGTTGGGACTTAAGTGCTAAAATGTCCCCAATGGCTTCTTTAGTTAAAATAACTCCATAACCTTCTCCACAGGATCCTTCGCCCCGACCAGCAAAATGCATTCCCACAATAGGTCTTTGCGAGCGGGACAAAAAACACAAAGATCCACAAGCTCCTTGTTGTGAATAATCATAACAGATTACATCATTCGCATAAAATACCGTGCCATTTAACTCAGATACTTGCATTTCATTTTGTAGTCCCAGTATCTCTATACTCTGTTCCTTAAGCACTGGATTACGATTGGTTGGAGCCAACAACAAGGACCCTTCCGTAGTAATTGGTTTAGATAGGTCCTCATCTGTGGCTATAAACTTCCTTATATCCTTAAACATTCCAAATGACGGAGACAATACCCAAATAGCCAAATCTGTAGACTCAGATATAGTGAAATCAGCAGCATCATAAGTATAGACATGCTCCTCATGCTCCAAGAGTGCCGGAGTTATAGTTATTTTCACACTCTTTTCCCAAGCCTCCTTAATGGCACGCACATAATGCCTCGGTAATAACGCCACTGTTCCATAAATACCGCATGCGGTTAACTTCACACGCCCCGCGGGTTTATACAAACTAATAGTAATATAGTTACGAGCCACATACTTCTTAACCACTGAATCAAGGGATGGGTGTTCGTTCACTTGTTGAAAGTGAGGCCTCTCCGTTCGGGTCCTTTGCAGAGTCCTAGTTGTTCGCTTCAAGTTTCTAGTAATTTCATCCCCACTAGGTACAAACTCAACACGCGCTGGATTCGTACCGATAGAGAAGAATTTATACATTCCAAATATACTCCCCACTGCCATCACTAAACCCGCAGCCGCCACTATCAAAGTTCTATAATTCACAAACGAATCACCTACTCTCTGGTACCAACCATCCGCTGTAATATTAGAAATTTCCAAAGCTAAATCTTCATTCGCTCTCATCCAGTGAGGCTGGAAAATACGCGGGACTCGCTTCCTATAATAATCTTGAGAGTGCTGATTGTTAATAAAACCTAATAAATGGGATTGGATCTCAATCTTCTTTTCCTCTTTGTACCGCTGGGCAAAACTTTTAAATGCTTCCATATCAGAAAAGTAACAATCTGATGTACACGGCAACTCCGGTACTCTCACCATAGTTCCCCCATTGGGTACGTTGTAACCTCCATCACGATACGAGACATGATGCAAAGCACCCCCCAACAATATATGAAGGCAAGGTATATTAGTAATTTCCCTCTCTCGCATCAACGAGCGAGCCACGTCTTCCTCGAAATCAAAAGTTACAATATCTCGCCAATGTACCTTACTTGTACCAACATCATCATCTTCACCATCCGATTCAAAGGGATCATCCATTTGAGTAACCACATGTTGCAGTTCTCGCACCGTATATTCACTCATATCTACCAAGGCCCCTGTCATCCTTAATAAATCCGCTGTTCTCTCACTCATCGAAGGGTGAAGTGTAGCAGCTATGCGCATTATAGCCGCATACATAGCACCAAAAGTACCTCCCAACATTCGACGTAATACATTAACTCCCTTATCAACTGTTATCAATCCCATAATTAATGCACGCCCCACAATCGTTATTCCTGTCATCTGTTGATACGTACCCCATCTTTCAAAATTTGGACTCCTACACATCGGGCACTGGACTACTTCTCGGTTTGCTGCGCGCGATGCAACCATACAACTGTTACACATATAATGCGTAGCTTGAGGTGCAAGTTGCGCAGAATCCAAGCAGTACCATGAGATACCTTTTGTCTCTTTACACACACAACACTCGTGGGTGACATTATGCTTACTGATTATCCAATCAACCGCATAATTAATAAGTTCCGATGAAAAGCTACAAACTTTTTCCAGTACCACTCGACCCAAAGCAGCTCCCATAAATACCCCCGCCAAATCACCCTGTGTAGTAACAAATGGATCTTTTGGCTCATCTGGAATCACAATTTCCCTTACCGAGGACTGATGGGCATCTATCACATTTGCTATACGCTTACACTCAAAAGCCAAAATCTCACTAGGAAGAAACCCAGTCGTAACATCTTCATTATTTTCGATGACTTCACTAGAAACTGAGTAATATAAACTAAATGGATCTTCCAAACGCAAAGATCCTACCTCAGCGTCGTACATTCCTGCTCGTATATTCTCCATACGTCTCTGTACTTTAATTTGCTCCTGCGCGTGCCATTTAGCAAACTTCGCAACCAACCAATCCTTAGTTAACTCATATCCAACGGGTTTGGATGTGCACGAAGATGAGTTGGTGGAATCCTTATACTTATAAAAATTCAAATGAGCAAACGTGGTTTGTTCATTAACACTCATATCTCTCAAACTAACTCCTTCATATTCTGGTTTTCTTTCCGCATACAGTAACACATCTCTCCTACGATAAATTGCACTAGGTTCAAGAGACATATTAGTAACTGCACTATCTGGAAAAGCGTGATTACACAATAATATCACGATGAGGGGATTACCCCTAATTTTCTTTTCTTCTAAATGAGCCATTTCCGGAATAAAAGTAGAAGTTGATTTAAGCTGATATAATTCCGATATTTGCTGCATTAAAGCTTGGGGTTCCGTTAAATTCGCCCAATCATCGTAAACCACCACGGGTTGATCCCTATAACCAGACCAGAATCGAGAACCAGGCATTCGGAAATACGTAGCCCCACTATGCGGTCGTTTTAAATTAACTCCCTTCAATAATTCAGTAGCCAGGGTTTCAACTATTTCCGATTTCCCTATACCCGCTGGGCCCTCGATACAAATTACAAAAGGTTCATAACGCACCGGTGAAGATGAAATATCAATAAACTTTTCATTACTATTACGTATAACATCACTACATAATCTAGATAGAATTGGGGAGGCGCTAGATTGAGGGACAGTTAATAATAACTTTTGTATTTGATACGCTTGCATTACCGTGTTCCAGTACTTAGCTCGAAAACTAGGATGTCCCACCAATGCCGCATTAGCTTCTGTAGTAATAAGCTGAGCATCAGTTATAAAATTCTGTATCGTAGTCGATGTTCCGGACAGCATTTTCAGCGCCGCATTTTCTGGAGATACATAGCCCAAAGCATTCAATGTCATATCCTTTACTGTATTAAAAGTTGCCTCGACAAAACGTAAAACCCCCACCAAATAAGAAGGCCCAGCCGAACTAGTCATCCTGAGCATCAAATTTTTAAAATAACTACCTCCAGACAACGGTGATATATAAACCCCCATAAGCGTACCCAGTATACCCGCCAAAGCTCCAGTTAATGTAGCTTCAGTGGGAGGTGGTGCCTGCACAACTGGGCGTGGAGGTTCATATACTCTGGCTATAAGCTGCCCAAAAGATGTGGCCATATTCATAACTTTAGAAATTGCACCCAACCCTAGAACCTTAGTCACGAATCGAATAATTCCCACTCCGACTGCAGTCCAACTTCGATCAATCCATGCCACCAATATATCCAAGATCACGTTTATACAATAACCAGTATAATTAACCATATTGAACATACCGGAAGAAATTTTACCTATAGCCTCCTTAACCGCTGTAGTAATTACATCAATTGAATCTCCAAATTTAGCTGACAATTGCTCTAACCTCGCATCAACAGATGCAGTCAACTGGTGTGCAGCTCCCGTAACGGTATTCTGCATACTACCTATAGCGTCTAGGGTAGTAGCTGTCATATAAGCTGATCCAAAATAAGGAGTTGCACACAGCGCTGTTTTCATTGCTCTCTCAGGAGTTACTACTTTTCCAAGCATATTACACAACGTACTAACCGAAGTCCGTACATTGTTCAAACTAAAACCCTCTGGTTTAGGGGGCGGATAGTAATAGACTTGGTTCCCTTCATCATAAACTCTTTCTACACTATCATCCATCTGAACTTGTACATGCTCGTCAGAGAATGCGTAGTTCCAATCATTCGTCTTTACACTTGGTGGCCCATAAAAGTTAGAAACCTCAAAATCATCCCCAGCTTCTACCCACACAGACATATAAACTGATACTACAGGTGTCACAACCAAGTGCCCGGTCACGGTATCCCCTTTATCTCGCCATGAGTAATTCCTTTGAGCGTCCTCATCAAATGTCACGGCCCAATTATTTTCCGTATCAAATGGTACTTCTACACATATACTCGGGTTCACACTAGGAATAATCATTTCAGTTGTTAACCCACACCCAAAAATGGGAACCTTAGTATACTCGTGTAAATTATTAACTTTCATTAAACCATACACTCTATTTCCCGTATGGGGTACATGTGTCACATATATAGGGTGACCATCGGTGCTATGTATAATTATAGTATAACGCAATGACCCTCTCCAAAACCTGAATAAATTCATTATGGCTGCTTGGGGAGTACGCCCAATTAACCGCTGAAAAGATGTTTCTTTATCTCCTGATTTATATTGCATCATTCTAGAAGGCGGCATTATAGGTATAAAGAAACCTGTGTAATCGGGGTCCAACTCTACATGATTAAACAACAACACTGGTCTACGCAAAATATCCTTAATTGACACTTGGGTATCCAAAGATTGAAAACCCATCGCAGTAACCCCATCACTGAAGTTTGCAGTTTCATCTTCATCTTCCTTAGCCCCAGTGTCCATCTGTACCCGTGGCAGATAAGCGCTAGAATATTCATTCCAACGATTAGACACGTTTGCGGGCAAAAATCTATGCGGATTATCTGACACTGCCACCTCAGGTTGTCCCTTACCTCCATCACTATTCGGAGAGGCCTCCCTTCTTGATCTATTTGGTGGCTTAACTGGATCATAGCCATCAGGTGGAAAACTATCCATGGGTACCACACTATTTGACGGCCAATAAGTCGACTGTTTTAATCCATGCAATGCGTAGTTTTTCCCTCCTCGCATATATACCAAAACTTCTATAGTTGAAGTAGTGGAGGCTACGGGCCTCAAAACATTAACTACTCTCACTTTCACTCTCATTTTAGATTCTGCTCTAATCCCCATAGCCTGTGCCCTACTAACATTATCTACCTTATCATAATCAGTAACCGGTAAATAGGCGCTAGCCGTATTTCTGCGTACTACAGTGTCATATATGTAAGGCACAGTAAAATGTACTGATTTTTGTTCTCCCAAATGGAACGTTTTTGTGTAAGTTGAGTGGGACTGACACTCATCCGTATTAGTAGATGATCGATTATACTCAGCTGATATAATTACAGTTCCAGTATGAAACGCATTCGAAACAAAATCAAAACGTAATTCTATTGGTCCTGACCAAAAGTTATACAACCCAGTTACATATTCCATCGGTGTTATTTGCCCTTCATAATCTTGGTCATAAAATCTCAAACCTGGATCCAAAACTGTATTAAATAATTCTTTCCCATGATCATCTCCTGATCCCCAATTAAACGTGCTTCTCAAACCCCATATACGAGCTATATCTAACGTAGTGCGCGGCTCATCAGGATAAGCACCCACATCTTGAAATGATGTTAATGCTACCGGGTTCACTCGCATAGCTACTGCATCACTCTTACCTTTCCCATGAGGAAAACCCAAGCGAGGTTTCGGGATTATAGTTATACTACTTATATCCTTCGGTTTGTCTTGATTATTACTTCGGCCCAATTGATCTAGTGTTCTTTCAACACCTACTAAAATATCCTTAAGAGCTGGCGTTGGCCCCCCGGATATTAAAGTACCTATAACATCCATCTGGGTCAATGGGACTTTGTATGACATTCCCGCAAATTCAGCACGCGTATAACGGTAAAAAGGTCGTATAAACATATCATTCGCTCCTCCCTCTCCTGTTTGTAACGGTGATAACACTTGCACATAGATACTAGCAAACTTCCCGGGTCTTATCCCTGCCGTAGCTGTTTTATGCGTTTGGTTCCTAACAAAGGCGCGATGATATCTAAATGGTATTTTAAGAACTCCCTCATTATTGGTAGACAAGTCTAACATAATATGCGGTCGCGATAACGCTGCCTGGAACCCTGTATTTATATTATCTGCTTGGTAACTATCAAACTTTACGGAAATAATAACTTTCCCACACTGGAACTTATTACCATTAGCTACAAACTTCATTTCCAACTCGTATTTTCCATACACGTAAGTCTCAAATGGTATAGTGTTGGGTGCACACTTAGCGTGAGTTGACAGAAAATCTTCTGGGATATAGTATTGTGCCAAAAGATCATTCCTTTTACCATTTACTGTTACTCTAATTGAATTAATAGGCATCCAACGGTTAGTTAAACTCCTAAATTGTTGCGTTGGTTCGGAAGATGCTATTACCAAATCCCCAACTGTTGATGGTATCTTTTCCGAAACAGTTTGTTGCTGATCTCGTGTAATTATTGTATTCTCCTCCTTGGAACTCTGCTGTGTAGCGTCCCCCTGAATAGATTCCTTCGAGGGTACCTCATCACTCTGGGTCCTTATAGGACCTAAAAATTGTACCAATATACTCTTAGCAGCTAGTTCTGAAGCTACCTTACAACTGTACGAAGTAATAACTTTTCGCCACACTATAGTTCCTTCTGTGGTCTTAATTGACACTGCGCGTCTAACATTCCAGATTCTTCGTCCACTCTCATCACTGGACATTTCGGTGTAGTGGACGTTCTTGTCAACAAACATACCAGAAACCCAACCATTAAACAAATCGGTATAAGAGTCCACTGTATCAAATGTCTTCTTACTAGAGGTAAGGATTGTAGATAATCTTTCCACTCCGCAATTACGCGCCTCCAACTTGGTTTTATAGATTCTGGCGCGTGAACTATATTCAGAAGACTGATTTCTTCTGATTCCTCCACTACTGAGGAATCGGTTGGTATTTCTAACATCTCCATAAAACATAGGAGAAATATCGTCCATAATAAACTTATTATGCCTCTTTCTATATTATAAACTCTACGTTTAATAAACTTACTCGAATAAATCTTCACAACCTAAAAATCACAAAGATAACGGGTCTGACGCAACGTCAAGCAAACCCCGTCAAGGTAAATCTCGATTTACTCAGGCGAAATAATGAATCGAATCACGATTCGTA